AGATATTTCAAAAAGCACTTAAGAAACCTTTTTGGACCACAAGAGAGAAGCAACCTGATAGAGTTACTGCTCTTGAAAAATCATATGCAACACAAGATACCACTCCAGTGACTTTTCCTCAATGGGGAGAGTTCATGAACAATTATGCAGTATCTCCCGTTAGACCATCCGATGTTACTGGAAGTGATGAGTCTGGAAAGGTTTTTTCAATGGAGTGGGAATTAAATTTCCCTATCAGTGGAGAGTATATTTTTAGAGGTGTGTGTGATAACACTGCACAAGTTTACATTGATAATAGTCTCATTGGAAATTTGAAAGGATTTAAAGATAATCCTTCACCTCTACAGAAAACAATACAAGAGGGAAATCATATAGTAAAAGTTGACTTATTGAATGTACCAATCACTGAGAAGGTAAATACTCCCGTTTCTTCGCCAAGTACAGTTGATGTTACTTTCACGGTAACTGGGGATGGAAGAAATACTGATAAGATGAAATTCTCTTTTGTTAGTGATGATTATTCATTTACATTAAAAGGAAATTCTAGGAGCGGTCAAAGTAGAAAAGAGACTATTAAGATAAATCCAAACAGTAAGTTTAAAGTATCAGCTTCATCAACAAAGTCTGGTGGTGTTGAGCAAGGTATAATTAAAAACGGAACAAAAAATAGAGAAGGTGGAACTGGAGATTCTGATAGAATTTTTGCAGACCACATACAATCTGATAATGATAATGATGATATTCAAATCACATCAAATATTGGCACCTTTAAGGCAACTAATAAAAGAAAAACACCAGATGGAAGAAGTACATTTGATTTAGTTTTTGAAGTTGGAAAGGTTGCGGCGGCAAGTTCGGTAGTTACTGAAGTAATCTCTTCAAAATCTTGGAATGAAAATCCAATGGGCGTATCAATGATTATTGATGCTCCACCGCCACCAGTTCCTCAAGAACCACTCCCCATTCAAACTGGAAGATGTCCACCCAATCCAATTTGGACTACAAGATTCCCTGGTTCTGATCAAACTTGGTATCCTGTAAGATTTCCTAGGTGGAGTAAATTCATGAATAGATATGCTCTTTCGCCTATTCTTCCACTAAACACTCCCGGTAGTGATACTTCTGGAGTTAATTTTATTAATAACTGGCAAGTGGATTTGCCTTATGCTGGTTATTATGCAGTTAAAGGAACTCGTGATAATAGTGGTAGAGTTTTGATAGATGGAAAGGAAGTATCTAGTTTAGATGGGTTTTCTATTGATAATCCAAAGTTATCTAAGGTTTATCTGGAAAAAGGAAGGCATACTATTACTGTGGAGATATTCAATAATCCAATAGAAACTTTATCGACTATTGATACGAAAATCTTTAGCACTCAAGATTGGAGATCTCCTTCTACTCAACAATCCTCTTCTGCTAAGTTAAAACCAAAATTTATTCAACAAGGAGCAAGTTTTTATCTTCAAGTTGATGGATCTGGATCTGGCGAAATTACTTTTGCAATGGATGTAAATGATAATCCATTTACTGCAGGAATGGCTGCACAAGAGGTTGTTATTCCCGCAGATGGTGGTGGTATAAGATTAAAAAGAGATCCTAACAAACAAAATGATAGTGATAAAGGGTCTGCTAAATTCACTGGTGGTAAAAAATATGGTCCAATTCAGGTTATAGGTGCTGGCCCAGGAGCAAGAGGACCTATTTTGAGTGGACAAAATACTCTTGGTCTTAGGGATGCTGATGGCGATGATCAGAACATAAAGATTACTATTGGAAACGTAAAAGGATCATCTTCTACAACACCAAAGACTTCACAGAGTGTTACAAAAAATGGCGTAAGTTATTCTGGACCTTCTTTATTTGGTTATGTTGATAGGAGGTGGAGTAAATATATGAATGAATTTTCAGTCTCTCCTCAAGTCGCTGAGAATATTGGTAAGTTTACCTTAACTTGGTCAAATGTTAATTTTCCTTATGCTGGAACTTACAAATTTAATTTTCAAGCAGATAATAATGCAATTCTAAAAGTTGGTGGTAGAGAAATATTTAAAACATCTGATTTTGTTGGAGAAAAAATTCAATATACCTTTAATGCTACACCTGGAAAATATGATGTTGTAATTGAATTAGAGAATTTTAAGTCTGCAAAAGGGGGAAAGGATGAATCTGTTTTCTCCAGTAACCCTATGGGTGTTGCTCTTTTTATTAGTAGAGATGTAGTATTTTCTGATAATAAAACATCTTGGACTAATAATCCGATGGGAATATCTGCAATACTTATTCCACCACCTTGTGCTAAAAAAATTGGTGGTAGGGGTGTTGTTGATAAAGTAGTTGTTGCAGATCCTGGAAATGGATATCTGCCTCCATTGGAACAAGGACCTGGATATCCAGTAACTCTTGTTTTAGATGAAGTGATTGTCGAAAATCCTGGTATTAATTATAGATGTGGTGAAGATCAAATACAGATAACTCCAAGCAATGGATCTGAACTTTCTTATGATTGTGATACTTTTGGTAGAATTAATTCTGTAAAAGTATTAAATCCTGGACTTGGATTTAGTGTTTATCCAGAAATATCAATGCCATCTTTGACTGGAATCAATGCAACATTTAGACCTGTTTTCCGTGTCGTAAGAGATCCTCTACTTCCTCCAGAGCAAGTAGATAGAATAATTCAAGTTACCGATCTTGTTGGACTCAAGCAGACTGGTTATGTTGATGGAAGAGCATACTATGGTGCTGTTTACTATGATGAAGGTATTCCTTATGCTGGATACTATAAGACTGCTGGGACTCAAACAAGAGTCTATGCAACTCTACAAGAAAGCATCACTTCTCGTGTCACTACTCCTCCAAGTGCTATTCAAAGATCTGGTACTGATGTTCGTAGTAATGATCCAAGACTTAATATTCCAGGAACTCCTGAGTCTACAAGCGAACAATGATAAAGTTATTAAATAGTAACATATTGAATATTCAATACTAATGGCAACCGCTCATAACAGTAATAATACAAAACTTGGTTCTAAACCTAAGGCGGGTAGGGAAGAACTTCTTGCGGATAATATTTCTAAAAATAATACCGCAAAACAAAATTACACTGCATTGACTTATGGCAATGATCATGGGTCATTGCAGTTTGGATACATTCATAAACAAGGTGATGTAACTGCCGATGTAATGCTTCAAGCATCTGATGCAAGACATTCCATTGTTCTTGATAAAGATGGACCAAGAAAAGGAAGTACTCAAATTACAGCTCCTGGTCGTATATCAATAGAAGCAGGTGTTGATAAAAGTGAGGCAGAGGATACTCTATTCATTCACTCTTGGAATGGGAATATAACTATTGTTGCATCTAATGGAAAACTTAGACTTCAAGGAACTGATGTTGAGATAGTTGCCATCGGTGAAGGAGGGTCTAAAGGAAACGTTAGAATTAATGCAAGTGAAAATATTTCACTTGATTCTAAAAAGTTTTTAGTCAATGCTTCATCTTTATATAAGTTAGCAACACCTGGAACTGCTGAAATTGTGGCAAACTCTGTTATGAAAATGTATGCACCACTGATTCGTGGAGTAAGTGATGCTGTATGCAATAAAGATGGAAAGTCTGGCGGAAGAACTATCCAAAAACAAAATACAAAGTAGGAGAAAATCATGGCATTTTTAATGGATGATAATGCAATTGGTGGACAAATGATGGTTGGTGCTGGAGTGCCGAAAGCACTTGGACTTGGGAAAAATAAAATCAATGGTTCTGCTTTCGTTGAAGGTCCTCTTCAAGCAGGAGAAGCGGGAGCACATAACACTGCAAAAGCAACTTTAATGTTGGGTCCTCTCACGAATCCTGATGCAAAATCAAATCCACTATATTCTTTGTGGTCAAGATTGTATTCAAGATTTCAAAGTTTTGTGAGAGTTGATTTACTTTTAAAATCAACATACATTGAAGCAAAGGTTGTAAGAACACAAGTTCTTCAAGCATCAATTAAAAACTTCGTAATTCCACACCCAACCAAACAAGGAAAGCAGTTAGTTCATACTTGTCTGGAAGGTCCTGAGAATGGTGTTTATGTTCGCGGAAGGTTACTGAATAAAACTGAAATTGAACTTCCAGAATATTGGACAAATTTGGTAGATGAAAGTACAATTACAGTATCTTTAACTCCAATTGGAGCACACCAAGATATTATTGTAAAAAGAATTGGAGATAATAAAATTTATCTTCAAGCAAAACCAGGCATTCCTGTAAATTGTTATTACCATATTTTTGGAACAAGAAAAGATGTTCCTAGATTAGTTACGGAGATTGAAGATTAATGGCATTTACATTCAGAAGATACGGAACCTTCACTGGTCCTGGAGTTGACATATCATATAGAGATAATGATGATTTTTCTTTAGATCCTTTTGATGGACTTTTTAATCTTAACGATGTCTCTATGGTTTTGGTAAACACTGCAGAGTCTCCAGCAGATTATGTTTACATGCACTTGAATGGTAGTAGCACTGCTACAGTGACATTGGAACGAAACAGTGGACCAATTCCAACTTTTAATGTGGAAGCAAATCAAACCAATTTCAGTGGGGACATTGATGTAACCGGAACTGTAACTGCACTGAACTTCATTGGTACATGGTATGGAAACAGTGTTGGGGCGGTAAAAGCATTTGATATCTCTCACCCATTAAAAGCAGGTTATCGCCTTCGTTATATTTGTTTAGAGGGTCCAGATGCAGAAGTATATTTGAGAGGAAAGATTGAAAGTTCTAATGTAATTGAACTTCCTGATTATTGGAAAAAATTAGTTGATGTTGAAACTATTGGTGTCACACTAACTCCTATTGGTGTTTATCAAGAACTCTTCGTTGAAAAAATTGAATGGGGTCAAAGAATTATTATTAAAAATAATTTAGGAGGACCAATTAATTGCTCATACGTTGTTTATGGGCAAAGAAAAGATGTTCCTAAGAACATTACTGAGTATGAAGGGACAAGTGCAAAGGACTACCCTGGAGAAGTCGCCCCCTACACCCCTTGACACCAGACCCAAAAGGTCTTATAGTACTTAGGTAATCAAAGGACGAATGAATGCAAGACGAGTATCTCTCACGCTGCGTTGTAGACCCTATTAAGCGTACAGTATATCTGTATTCTAATGAAGGTTCGGAAAAGCAAGTGACTTGTGATACAGTGGATGAGTTTATGAACGTGCTAGAATTCGTTCGTGCTACAGTGGATGAGGAAACACTCTCATACGCAAATCCACTTTAAAATCCATTTTTGGGGGAAAAATTTTCCCGGTAAAAAATGCCTCTATTACTTTTTTGAAAAACATGACTTATAAAATCTCATACAAAGACCTTAAAGAGGAATCAGTCAAAACCACTCCCGAGAATGTAAAAGAGGCAAATGAAGCACTTTTTGCGGCAAAGTGGAATCTCCCTAAAGCAGCAAAACACTGTGGAATGTCACAAAAAGAAATGAAGTTGACATTTTGGGAGTACATCAAGTATAATCCTATTACTTACAAAGCGTAAGTTTTTTGGGGCGGTGGTGGAATCGGTAGACACATCAGACTTAAAATCTGCTGGGCTTATGCCCGTGGGAGTTCAAGTCTCCCTCGCCCTATGAGGTTTAACCTCTAAATAAACAAAAGTAAAGGACTATTCTATGAAGTACAGAATAGATGCCAGATACGTTTGGTATAATCGAGGAACTGAAATTGTTCTTTTGTATTTCATAAATCAAATTCCTTTTACTTTTGACGATCTTCCAAAAGAATCTTTGTTCGATTTGGAATTGATCAAATTGGCAGATAACGAAAGACGATTTGAACCAGAAGATCTCTATCAAGCATCATATTACTTGATGCTTGAAGAGTGTCATCCACTTTTATATGAGTTGGAACTGGAAAATCCAGAAATGTTACCTGTTGATTAATTTGCCCTTGTAGCTCAGTGGTAGAGCGCGGCTTTTGTAAAGCCGATGTCGCAAGTTCAAATCTTGTCGGGGGCTCTGAGTTCTATAACTCCAAAATGTCACTAATTTCACAAACTGACCGCGAAATGGTCATTGAAGCACTCGAATATTATGTTCAAAAACTTAAGGAAGATGATTGCACTCCTGCCTCTATCAGTGCATTCCAAACCCTCCTTAACTGGGTTGAATTGGAGCACTTCAAACATGAAAATTAATCTCTGGTATTGTAGGGATATGAAGCAGTGGAGATGGACACTCACTGATGATTCGCGACCAATCATCAAACAAGAATCTGGACAACAACCATTTCTTCGTGATGCTATGAATGATGTAGCAAATACTGTAGAATACATGTTAGAATGCAAACAAAGTGAGTAAGTATGTTGACATAAAGCGTTAAAAGTCTTATAATATACAAGACGATACTATTTCGTTACAGTGACCCAAAAAGTGTGACTTCAGAACCTCCTTCGGGAGGTTTTGTTGTATGATAAATAACTCATAACGGAAACTATAAGTATTAATAAGATGGGTCTTTCACGCCTGGATAACTTCCTGAAATCTGTTCGTGGTACTATTTTGTATGTTGATCCCAATAGTCTTGACGCAACAGACTCTATTGAGAACAAAGGAAATAGTCTAACTCGTCCATTTAAAACTATTCAAAGAGCACTAATTGAGGCAGCAAGATTTTCATATCAGCGTGGTTTGAATAATGATAGATTTGGCAAAACAACTATTTTGGTATATCCAGGGGACCACATAGTTGATAACCGTCCTGGGTGGATTCCAGATGGTTCAAATAATTTTAGATTGAGAAATGGTCAAACTTCTAATGATTTTTCTCCATTTGAAACAATAACAAACTTTGATCTTACTGATCCAAATAATGCTCTTTATAAATTAAACAGTATTCATGGTGGAGTAATTGTTCCAAGAGGAACATCAATTATTGGTCTTGATTTAAGAAAGACTAAAATTCGTCCAAAGTATGTTCCAAATCCAACGAACACTAACATTGAAAGATCTGCAGTCTTTCGTGTAACTGGTGGATGCTACTTCTGGCAATTCTCAATGTTTGATGCTGATCCAACTGGACAGTGTTATATTGACTATACAACGAATCTTTTTGTTCCTAATTTCTCTCACCATAAACTTACTTGCTTTGAGTATGCTGATGGTGTAAATAACGTAACAATTGCTGACGATTTTCAAACATATTCAACAGATCGTACAGATCTGGATATGTACTATGAAAAAATTGGTCTTGCATATGGACAAGCATCCGGAAGAGCAATTGAACCAGATTATCCATCAACTTCTCTTGATATTGAACCTAAGATTGATGAATACAGAATTGTAGGATCAACAGGTCTTTCTGTAGGAATTTCCAGCATCCGTGCTGGAAACGGTATTACGCCAACAACAACTATTACTGTTGACATATCTTCAACAATTACAGGTTTAGAAGTAGATACTCCAATTAGAATTGAGGGAGTTTCGTCTGATGGATATAATGGTAATTACATTGTTGCAGAAAAACTTAATGATACAAGAATTACGTATCAAGTTCAGAACGCACCATTAAATGCACTTCCATCGCCTTTAGGATCTTCTTTAGCACTCTCATCTGATACTGTAACTTCTGCTTCACCATATATTTTTAATATCTCCTTGAGATCTGTTTATGGTATGTGCGGTGTCCTTGCTGATGGAAACAAGGCATCTGGATTCAAGTCTATGGTTATTGCCCAATTCACTGGAATTGGACTTCAAAAAGATGAAAATGCTTTCGTAGCCTATAATGAAACGACAGGTACTTATGAGGACAATACTGTTTCTGGAAATGAAACAATAAGTACAAATTCAAGAGCAATATACAAGCCAGAATATAGAAACTTCCATATTAAGTGTGTTAATGATGCGTTTATTCAAAACGTTTCAATATTTGCGATTGGTTATGCCGAGCACTTTGTTGTAGAAAGTGGTGGTGATCAATCAGTAACTAACTCCAATTCAAACTTTGGTGCAAAGTCACTGGTAGCATCTGGGTTTAGAAAAAATGCATTTGCCCAAGACGACTTTGGATATATTACACATATAATTCCTCCAAAAGAAATTCCAAATGAGGAAATATCTATTGAATTTACTTCAATAGATGTCTCTAAAACAGTTGGTATTGCAACTACAAATGAGAGACTTTATCTCTATAACGAAACAAACCAAGATATTCCCCCCGCATATGTTTTTGAGGGGTATAGAATTGGCGCAAGAGAGAATGATTCATTAAAAGTTCTTATTTCTGTTGGTGGCGGGACAACTGAATACAGTTCCAGAATTGTAATGCCAAATTCTCAGGCAAGTTCTGAGAAAACTTTTGTTGTTGATAGAAGTGTTTCTGGTATTAACAGTATTGGATCCTATAGTATTGGTGGAGCAGCAAATGTTATTACATTAAAATCTCCTCATACATTTGAAAATGGCGAGTCTGTTCGTGTTCTGAGTGAGACTGGTCAACTTCCTGATGGTCTTACCCCAAATACTGTTTACTATGCAATTACAAATACTAATGTAAGTAGTGGACTTACTACCAGCGTAAATATTAAACTTGCAAAAACTCTAAATGATGCTAAAAATGCTACAGCACTAAGCATTAATAACAGAGGTGGATCATTAAGTATTGCAAGTAGAGTTTCTGATAAAATTCCAGGAGAAATTGGACATCCAATTCAATATGATTCAACCGCTGGCCAGTGGTATATAAAAGTTTCTATTTCTTCAACTGATAATACAATTCATCCAACAATTGTCAGTCTTGGAACGACTTCTCTTGGTTCAGCGACAGCAAGAACTTTCTTCAACAGAAGAAAATATAATAGAAACTCTACAGATACAATTTACAGAGTTCGTTATGTGATCCCAGCATCTATTGGTGGTTCATATGCAAGACCACCAAGCGATGGATTTATTATTCAAGAATCAAATACATCAATTGGACTTACAAATAATGAAGTCCAAACTTACTTTGGAAGTGGTTCAATATCTAACATTGCTCAGCAAAGAAACTTTAGAATCATTGCAAATGCAAGTTGGAGTTCATTATCAAATACTGCAAAGGTTGTTACCGAACTTCCTCATAATCTAAAGATAGGGTCTCAGGTTGAACTGTCCAATATTAAAAGTACATTAAACCCGCTTGGGGTTGGAAATTCAGGATTCAATAGAACATTTGATGTTGTTGGAATTAGTAGTGCGAAGGAATTTGTCGTTGGGTTAAATACTGACCCTGGATCTTTTGCAAATAACACTGATGCAAGAGATACTTCTCTGCCATATTTTAAGAGAAAGAGGTACAATAATACCTATTATGTTTATAGAAACCAGGAAGCACAAAGATATATTCCAGGAAAACAGGATGGTATCTATTATCTCACTTTAATCAACTCATCAAACGCACCATCTGTTGCGCCCTTTACCGAAGAGAAATACTCCCAACCAGTTAAGGAACTTTATCCACAAGTCAATCGTGATAATCCAATATCAGATCCAGATGAAACAAAATCATTTGCTTCATCTTCCATAATTGGCGAGGTTGTTGTTGATGATGTAAGAAAGAGTATTACAAAAGAAACAATTACTAAGGTTCTTTCCGATACTGATGTTGGCGTAGGTATTACTAATATTAATTCTTCTACTGAATCTACTCATACTGTTCATACCTCAATTGATCATGGACTGAATAGAGTTACTAAAGTAAGCATTCAGTATGGTGGTGTTGGTTATGGATATGGATCTGGTGGAACTTTCTATAATGCAAGACTTGTTGGATTTGCTGGATCAACTACTGGATATAATGCTACTGCAAGGATAACTGTAAATCCATCTGGTAACATTACTAATGTTAAAATTATGGACGGTGGTAGTGCCTATGGTATAGGTAATACTCTTGCTATCGTTGGTGTAGCGACTACTTCTGGATTTGTTCAGGCAATTGTTAGAGTTACTGATATCTATGATAACGTTGGAGATACTGTAAGAATTTCTGGGGTATCTTCCAGTTCTTACAAAGATTATAATGATCTTTACAGAATTACCAGTGTTCCTACAGGTGCTTCTAAGAGGTTTGTTGCGTCCTCAACCAAATCTATTTCTGGATTCTCTACTGATATTGGAGCAACCCTAACACAAAATTCCTTTGTCTATCTAACTGGTAGAGCACTTTCAGTAAGTGGAATCAACTACAACAATGTGACTGGTCTTGCCACAGTAATATCGGTCGGTAGTCATGGATTATCTGTTGGAAACAAAATTAGACTTTCTGGGGCAACTCAAAATCTTTATAACGGCGATTTTGTAGTTACTAAAAACGTAGGTCTTTCAACATTCATTGTAAATGTTGGAGTTTCAACCAACGTTCCAACAGTATCTGGGACAATTTTTGCTCATAGAGAAGGCGTAACGTCCAATGATGGAATTATTTCCACTGATAATGAGAATATCTCAGGTAGAATGGTTCCAACTTATGCTGGAATTACAACATCACTTCTTTATGAGGTTAGTGATGAAATCACTGATGAAGTAACGATTCGTGGAATTGATAAACTTGATATTAATATTGGAGATTATCTCTTAATTGATGATGAATTGGTAAGAGTTAAGACAACTGTTCCTACATCAATTGCTCCTACAGATCCTGTTTATGTTTTCCGTGGAGTTCTTGGTACAAAAGCAAGTAAGCACGTTGTTAATTCTGTTGTTAGAAGAGTCGCGGTAAATTCAGTTGAATTTAGAAGACATTCTATTATTCGTGCATCGGGTCATACTTTTGAATATGTGGGATTTGGTCCTGGTAATTACTCAACTGCATTCCCAGATAAACAGAATCGTCAAATTTCTGCACAAGAAGAACTTCTATCACAGTCAACCAGAAGAGAAGGTGGAATTAACTTCTACACTGGTATGAATGATAAAGGAATTTCATATACTGGAAATAAGAAGTTAAGTACAGTTACTGGACAAGAAGAAATTTTTGATACTCCGATTCAGACAGTTACTGGCGAAGATATTGGAAATGATCCTGCGCTTAATGTTATTAATCCAGTTGAGGGTAATTTTGCTCGTTCTATTAAAGTTGAGGGTGGAAATAGAGGAGATGCAATCTCTGAATTTAATGGACCAGTAATCTTTGGTGATAAAGTAACATCAACATCAACTAAGGGTCTTGAGGTTAACTCTCTATTCTTACAAGGCGATACAAAAGTTTCAAGAAAATATACTATTGGAGATTCTACTCCTACTCTTGCCGGCAATCCAGGTGATGTTCAGTATAATGCAAGTCCTTCCAATACCGATTATTTGGGTTGGGTTTATACAAAGAATAATCAGTGGCAACAGTTTGGGAAAATTGGAACAATTGAAAGTCAAACAGGTGTAGGTGTTGGAACGTCTGGTGGAATTG